ACGAGGCGGGTCTAGTATTACCCCGCCTCGTTACACCTCCTTGTTACACTTTCTCTCTCTAGATGGCTTCTAAGCGCTGGTGCTTTACTTTGAACTATAAAACAGCTGTAGAGAGAGAAAGTTTCATTTCCCTCTTTTCTCGAGACGAATTAAACTATTTCGTCTGCGGAGACGAAACTGCTCCTACTACGAATCAAAAACATCTTCAAGGTTATGTTTCGTTGAAGAAAATGATTCGTCTCGGTGGATTGAAAAAGAAATTTGGTTATCGTGCTCATTGGGAAATTGCGAAAGGAGACGATTTTCAAAATCGCGACTACTGTACCAAAGAAACCCTAATTTCTGAAATTGGGGCTCCTGTGAAGAAAGGCTCGAATCAAAGAAAGATTATGGATTTATATCTTCAAGATCCCGAAGAAATGCAATTGAAGGATCCAGATACTGCTCTTCGCTGTAACGCGAAGAGATTGAGAATTGAGTATTGTTCGTCGTTCGCTGTGATATCGCTTCGGCCATGGCAGTCTGAGCTTCATCGGGTTTTAATGGCAGAACCAGACGACAGAACGATAATCTGGGTTTACGGATCTGATGGAGGAGAAGGTAAATCAACCTTCGCGAAGGAATTAATTAAGTATGGATGGTTTTATACTGCAGGAGGAAAGACGCAGGATATTCTGTATATGTATGCTCAAGACCCAGAGAGAAATATCGCGTTCGATGTTCCCAGGTGTTCTTCGGAGATGATGAACTATCAAGCTATGGAGATGTTGAAGAACAGAGTATTTGCAAGTACAAAATATAGGCCCGTAGATCTTTGTGTTAGAAAGAAAGTTCATTTAATTGTGTTTGCAAACGTGTCACCTGACCCCACAAAAATAAGTGAGGACAGAATTGTAATTATCAATTGTTGAATAAATATATATTTATTGTTTTTGTAAACTCCGCGAAGCGACACGTGTTCTTTTTTTGGGAAGTTGCCCAAAAAACCTCGTTACACTATATAT